TGTTTTTGTTATTGAATCGTTTTCTACTAATACAAACATTATGCTACCGTTAAGGCTAAAGTAGATCCTACTTGTAGCCATTTTGAATTGTGATATGTGAATACAAATAAATCCGCAAGAGCGCCTGTAGTCGTTAAAGTTGGAGCAGTTTCAGAAGGAAATTCGAACACGGCGTTCCACGTTAAAGTCCTCGATCCTGTAGCATCTTGAATAATTAATAAAGAAATAAACTGACCTGCCTGACCATTAGTTGGTAATCCTACAATTCTGTTATCTGTCAGTGTAACCTTAGTTACAGGTTTATCTTGTACGTCCCACGTGATAGTCGCTGCATCTGTCAGAGTTGTTTCTGGGCTAAAAGCAGCATCATTAAAGACTACGCCTCCAGTCCCATTAGTGGTAAAGGCAATATTGCCATTAGCAGCGTCTGTGATTGTAATCTCTCCTGAATTGGTTCCTGCGTTGGTATTTAAAGTTAAATCGTATGCGCCACTCGAAGTAAGAACTCCTGATGCTGCGCCGTCTCCTACTGTCAGGGCTGTTGAAGTAACGGGCCCTAAATCTGCCATTACATCTAGCATCGTACTACCATCAGAATAAACAATAGTTTTAGTGCCCTGCGTTAAAGCTACCCCTGTTCCTGTAGTGGGACCAAACGTTAAAGTATAGGAACCACTTGTGTTATTAAAAACTGTGAATGAGTTTTCAACATCACCAGAAAATACATTAATATTTCCAGTTAAAGCTCCAAAAAATTCTATTGTACGATTGTGTACTTCGTCGTCTGTAGTTGAATCGTCTGTGTTAAGTGTAGCATTATTAGAAGTTAGTGTAACGTTCGCACTTCCTGCGACATTAACATTAGCCCAACCATCTATTCCCGCATCTAATCTATTAAATGTGTAATTAACTAGATCGCCCCATGTACCTGAGTTTTCACCCGAGGTTTGTCTTTCTAGTTTTAATCTTGCTGTATAACTTGATGGCATAATTTAATCCTTATAATACAATTTTATTCTACTGAACAGTGGTAATATCAGTCCATGTATCTGCCGTTCCTGTGTCTATTTTACCCCATGGAACAATGGTTTGTACAGTAATATTTAAATCCATTCCCGTAATTAGTATATTGTTTTCTGTGGAAATGTCTACATTAGTTAATGCTGAAGCCAGACTTTCTCCAGTTATCGTTATTCCATGTCCCTCTGCTATGGTAACGTTGCCTAAAGTACCAGTTAAAGCTTCACCTGTAATAGAGATATTTTGCCCACTTGATATGGAGATAGCACCTAAACCAGAAGCTGAAGCTTCACCCGTAATAGTAACATGAGCAGCTGATCCTGTAGTAACACTTCCAACAGCTGTATTTGCTTGTGAACCTGTAACTGTAAAATATGCTCCTCCGACAATCGTAACATTAGATACTGCACCAGTTAGAGCTTGACCTGTTATATCGATTAAATTACTACCGCTTGTAGTAACATTATTTACTGTAATAGTAAGGTCCTCGCCAGTAATCGTTGCGATCGAACCCGCAGTTAAAGTTACACTACCTAAACTAGATGTTAATTCTTCACCTGTGATTGAGAAAATACTTCCAGTTCCTGCGATAATATTTCCAATAGAAGTATTCCACTCTCCTGCATTATAACTTGCTCTACTCCAACCAAAACCAAAACTAACATCAGATGCAACAGAACTTCCTGTTGCTGCTACTTGTATTCCTGTTCCCTCACTAATAGTAACATTTGTTAGAGATGATGTAAGAGAATTTCCAGTAACAATTGCGCCGTCGGCAGAATTATTCCATGATCCAAAATTCCATCGTCCTTGACTCCACGTGCTTGCCATAAGGAGCTACCTCCCTATGTTATACGGATCAGCGCAGTTGAAGCATTGGCGTTTGGAAACTGAATCTCGAATGTACCGTTTGTTGATGTCTTAACACTTCCGAAATCTAGAACAGCGATTGCAGCATTGGTTGTTAGACCAGTAATAGTTGATGAATTATAAATCACCGCAGCTTGTGCAGAAATTGTTGCATTAGCCCATGATACATTATCAGCATCAAAGATTGCAGTACTTCCATCAAGTGTAACAGCCATACCGGTCATTGCTTCACCACCTGCTGTATAACCCGATCCACTAACTTCATTAGCAACAGCATACGCTGTTGTTGCAGAACTTAAAGTTGCTGTGTTATCAAAGAGAGCTACTTTTAAACTATTAGCTTCTAGATTAGCAGTCGTAGCCATCAAGTTATCCTTAAATGTATTAGCTAGAGCTTGTACTATTGCCATGTTATTGTCCTCCTGTTAAAGTATTTTCACCAAGAGGACTGCCAGGAAAAGTATAATCAGTTCTTCTTCTTCTTCGAGCTTGATTATTAATCGTAACAACCGCTTCGGTGTATTTTTTGTTGTATATAGTATAGTCTTCTATGTTCTTTGTAAAGAGGTTTGCTTCGGAAAGACAGCCAAAAAGTAAACCATAAGGAGCGTTATTCGAATACCAATTAGTTGTTACATTAGAAGATAAACCAGCAATATTAGAAGTATATCCTAATTGACACGTATATCCACTATCAGGTGTGGGAGCTATTAATAGAACATCGTCTGTAAAATTGGCAAAATATTTAGGTACCCCTGTAATTGAGACATTAGGCCAGTATTCTTGTAAGTATTCTGTAGGTTTAATCTGTAAAAAACTTTTCTCATTATCGACTATTACATTTAAATAATTAATTAATTTAGTACTTGTAGGAATATTTAAATAGGGATCGTCAGCAGTAAAGGCAGAAGCTTGTTGAGATTCAAAACCTATAGGATCAACTTCTCTCGATAATCTAAATTCTGTTGCTGCTATAAAATTTGGAATCTGAGCGACGAAATCAGTTCCCGTATTCTCCATCCAGGTTTGAATATCACTTGTTAGACTTGTGTATGTCATCGCCATTTTTCTTTTCCTTTTTTAAACCGTGCCCTTTTAACTTATGCTTATCCTTCTCAGCCACATTAAATTTTGACCAAACGTTTCCTCTAAATGCATATGTTCCATAATGAGATAACGGACTCATTAAATCAGCATAAATCTTTCCTTTAACTTTTTGCCAAAGTCGACAAAAAGCATAGTCCTCACTTAAATATCTATTACTTTTTTCATCAATAATACAGTCAAAAAATGCATAGCAATTATTTGATTTAAAGGATTGACCATTGATAATCTGATCTGTCGTGTACTTTAGATAAGGAAAAGCCTTTATTAATTTAAAAAAGACTTCTTTTTTAATCAACATAAAGCCAGTAGCAGAATCCAGGACCTCCACGAATCCTTTATCCATTTGAATATTTCCAGGATTAATGAAATTAATATTATAGCCCAGGGCTTTTTGTTCTAACATCTCAAAATCTCCTTTCTTACAGTTTGTTTCAATAGTTTTCCAGTCTATGCTTTTTCGAGGATATACCCCCGTAACTATATCCTTATTATAGTCCACCATTCTCTTAACACCTTCTGCTGTAAAACCTATATCAGCGTCTATGAACATTAAATGAGTATGCGCCTCTGGTTCTTTTTCACACAAATCTAAAAATTGAGCAACGAGGGTATTCCTCGCCCGGGTGATAAGACTTTCGTTTCCCATCGTATTTATATAGAGCTTCCAATCTTTTTGCTGAGCGAAAAGAGCTGATAGTTTTAATATTCCATGAAAATAGCCTTCGCATAATAAACCTCCATATGCAGGAGTAGATATCGTAACACCGATTTTTTTATGCTTTGGAATATCTTTAGATTCACTATCACTCATGTAGTGACGATAGTAACACTTCCTAAGCTAGATGTTAACAAATTTGTTGTAATTATACCAAGACCATTATATTGTGAAGGAATTGTGGGTGGAAAAATAGGTTCAAGCTGGTCAGGTACACCTCCCGTATGGGATAAGCTCGCTTGAGGTCGAGCATGTTCTAAAGCTACCGCGTCTGTAAAATATGTCAGAGATAATTGGGGTTGTTTTGGTTCCCACTCTGAGTCATGGACAAAAGATCCAGTCCATTCAAATTTCATTTCATTGTAAGGAAAGGCTAATCCACTTCGATCAGAGATCGCTAGTCCAAATGTTCCTGGAGCCCATTTTTGAAATGCAGCTCTCTTAGGTTTCTTTCCTTGTCCTGGTAAATTAGGCATAATATTTAACCTAACCCGTTATAATATGAAGTTGATGGAATAATCCTGGTCGAGGGAGTATCGTCACCAGCTATTAATCTTTCAAAGGCAGCCTCATAATCTAATTTTAATTCTGCACGCCTATTAATATCAATATTGGGTCTTTTTTGAGATAAGAAGAAAGTCAGTCCCGAGCACATACACTCGATCGCACGCGATGGAACATCTGTGTTCTGTTCTACTCCATCAACAGTACTTGCCGTGACGTCCATAATTCTTCGAATCCTCCAGTAATTTACAACATCTGTGGAATCATCTGGAGCTGGATATAAATAAATCTTAGGTGTTGATGTTCTCTGAAGATAGAACTGAGTAGGTCTTGACTCTGTCGCTTTATTCTGAATCGCAGAGTAATTATTAAGACCTAATCTTGACATGGCGTAGTACTTTCCGTCACTTTCCAAAAGATTAGCATTAATTATATCTATCGTGTCCGAGGGAAGGTCGTATGAGATCGTACTCTTAACTAGTGTTAAATCCTTTTCTTCAACAGTCCATTGATTATAGCCACGATTAGCCCAATCACTAAACATAATATTTAAGCTACGTCTAGCAGATCGTACATCATAACCTAGAATTGGATCTCCTCCAATTCGATCATATGCTTCTTGTATTACGTCATTTACCGTTAAAGCAAATGTCGCTTGATCTGATAAAGCCATTTTTGATTATCCCCAGAATGCTGTAACCACAGTAACATTTGTCAGTGTCGCATTACAATTGGTTGCAAATCTTATTCCTTCTTGTGGAAATGAGATCCATATTTGACCACTATCGACACCAGCTGGTGTATCTATCGTTAATAGATCAGTTCCTCCATCATCAAAAACGACTGTTCCTGCTGCAGCTGCTGGAAGAGCTATGCAACCAAAAAGTCTAATTGGTCCTGCAAAAATTGATCCAGTCGATGTTCGTCTAACTGCTGTAATATTTGATCCTGCCATATTCTTCTCCTATGTATATCTTACTAAGTTCGTTAATCTCTTTTCGAGATCAACAGCCCTTTGCATTGGGCTAGTATATCCTGTTATCTGGGCGAGTAAAGCTTTTTGATTTTCCGTTTGTTGAAGATCGCTTAGAGCGCCTCCACCTGAATAAGGATCTTCTACTTCCCCTTCCCATACAGGGACATCAAGCGGTACACCTGTAGTGAACTCCTCGAAAGTATTAATAACTTCTTTAATTCCTTCTAATTTCTTCTGAAGCTCTTTATCGGATTTTTCTTCTTCTAATTTACCTCTTTCTATAAGCTTCTTAGCATGTGCTGCGGCAACAGCAACTTCTTCTTCTATATCAACTTCTCCTTCTACTATTTTATCTTTTTCAGCTTCGATTTCTGAAAATTCTAAATATTTCTTTTTCTTTTCATCGTCATCGTCATCTTTTTTAACTAGATCAGAAGTTTTGTCAACAGCGGTCTTTAACCATTCAGGACCATACTGATTCCAATATTCTTTAAATGCACTATCTGCCATAACTTATAAAACTCCTAGTTTATCAAAAAATAAATAATAACGACTACTACCACGATAATGATAGATGTCTGTGGGTGAGCTTTTGCCCATGCCCAAAGTTGTTTTACTTTTTTCATAAATTCCTCCATTATGAGAGGGCCCGAAGGCCCTCACAAAATTTATTTATTAACCTAAGTTAATGTTTTGTTGATACAGAACAGTAACTCTACACTCACCAGAACTTGTTGCATCTGAGTTAGACACATTCATTCTGACATCAGTAGTTCCAAC